TCAACAAGGGGATTTACGAGGAGGAGATGGCGCGGCTGCGCTCGAGGCAAATCAGTGGATTTTACACGTTCGCTGACACGCCGGATGTTTATTACAAGCAGCTGTTTTCGACTTTTTGGGTCAAGGAAACGACCAAGAGCGGGCACATCAAGACCGTCAAAAAGATGAAGCGCAACCGGGGCGATCACTTATGGGACTGCGAGATCATGGCGCGGGCGCTGTCGAAGTTTATCGGCATCGCGCGGGCCGACAGGCCAATCGAAGCACAGACCGCAGTGGATGAGCCAAAGCGCAACCCGAAGCGGCCGAGGAGCAGCCGCAACAGGAGCGCGACGGGGTTTTGGTGATGCAACACGCGGCGACATCCCGGCTGGCGGCGGATGGATTTACTAAAAAAAATAATTTTTCAAAAAAATGCTTGAAATCAGAAAACAGACGCGCATTATCACTCACAAGCTCAAGAGAGCGAAAATAAAAACACCTAATAAAAATACTACTATGGTTTACGAAATCAAAACAATAAACGGTCGCCAATTCTTTTCGCTTTGAGGACGGATGGGCTTTCTACTCCAACAGCGGCGACATCGTTGGCAGCTATTCTTCAATCGAATCGGCACATGAGGCTTCGCTCGGATGGTGAAACCAAAAAAGGGAGTCCGAACCTTCCATTTTAGAACACTGAGATGGATAATGGCGAGTAGATAGCCCGTGAATTTAACAACCAAAGAAAGGTATAATCTGACCGATGATAAAGAAAACCCCGTTGCCTCGCCATTGATCCAATCGACTGGTTCTCAGTGCGCGGACTGCGAAAAACAGCATGATGATTGGCCCGATGGCGAGGGTGGACACCTGTGTCAAAAGTGCTGGGAAACTCAATGCTCCAAAGAGTGGTGGAAACAAATGGTAGCGCTCGACGAATTGATTCATTTTGAGAACACTGAGAGCAGGCATCCCGAATCAACGGAGAAAAACTTATGAACATCGATACATCAAAAAAGCAATACGAAGATCAGAACGCCAGCGCGGTAAGGGATTGCCCTGACTCGGCTGGTTCTCCCTTTCTTGATTTGAGGTTGGGCGATTGCATGGACTTGATGCGGGAGTATCCTGATAAACACTTTGACTTGGCTATCGTAGACCCGCCCTACGGAATCGACTGCGCCAAGACCATAAATATAAAAAACGTCAAGCGTGGATTCTCTGGCGAAAGACTGCACAAGGCAAAAGGATGGGACGATAAAATACCAAGCGCTGAATACTTCAAAGAGCTGGAGCGTGTAAGTAAAAATAGGATACTTTGGGGCGGGAACTATTTCACAGACCATCTGCCACCGACAAAGGCGTGGATATTTTGGAGCAAGAAAGATACGAAAACACAGGGATCAAACTTTTCAGACGGTGAGCTTGCATGGACAAGCATGAAAAAGGTGACACGAATGTTTGAGTATGGATGGATTGGGATAGACTACTGCAACAAAGGCGAAAAGAAGCAGCATCCGACACAGAAGCCAGTAGCACTCTACGACTGGCTACTTGCAAACTATGCCAAGCCCGGCCAGCGCATCCTAGACACGCACATGGGAAGCGGAAGCATCGCTATTGCGTGCCACTACTTCGGGGCTTATCTGACGGCAACGGAGATTGACGAGGACTATTTCAAGGCCGCTTGTGAACGAATTGAGAACGAGACGCGGCAGATGGATTTACTTCAGGAGAACGCTGAAGGTGAGGCGCGGCGGTAGCCGTTGCCTCAACCGCCTTGTTATACCTTTTTATTATGACACCAATAGAAGACAGACTACTCGAACTGATGGATCGCTTAGACCATCAAGACAACAAAATTCAACCGACCGATAAAAATTTGGTTTTTGATGCGATACAACGCTTTCGGTCGGCTTACAAAGATGTGAGAGAACTCGAGGATGAGAAAGCCGAACTGCAAGAACGGCTGAAAATAGCAGAGGACGATAATCTTACGCATGAATCTCAATTTGTATAACTCTAAGATCAGCGGATGCGAGCCGACTGATAACGACAAACACTAGCGGCGTTACTCGCATTCGCTGCATCGACTGGTTAGAAATATTATGGCACACAAACTAGAAGGAACTCCAGAGGCTGTGGAAGCTTTTGAAAACCACATAAAAAAGATCGAGAAAGAGCGCGATGAACTGAAAGCGTGGGCAATCGAGGCGGCCCAAGCAATCGAGGAGTGGGCGCTGAAACATTCTTGGCGTGACGAGCCAGATAAGCTCTCGGGGTGTAGAGCAATACTAGAATTCTGCCCCGTCGATTTTCATTCTTCTAACAGCCCTGTTCGTGTGCGCGAAGAGCCACCTTCCTCTACGCCTACGCTCAGGTGGCGCTCGTTTGTTTAAACACATGGCAAATTGCCAACGGCAAACTCATGGGCGCATTGATCGTCGGATCCCTGATTTCGCTCGTCTGGACATTTAATGTGAAACGCGCAGCGTTTGGCGATTGGGGCACGAGGATGATCTACTGCACCGGGGCGATGGCAGGGACGGCGACGGGGCTGCTGGCGGCGGGGTGGATTTATCCGAATTGACACATCGGCCATTTGCAATGGCGGCCACCACATCGACAGCTCAACTCGTTCAAATTCGTGACAAACTTCTCACAGCGATCAACAAGCTGGCTGAGGAGGGCGTCACATCGTATAGTATCGGCGACCAGACGTTCAGCTTAGCAGATGTGGGCAACCTGCTTTCGCAGGTCGAGAAGCTCGACAAGATGATCGCGCTGAAGGATCGCACGCTGGGCGGCAGCGGGCGCAACCGCATCACGATGAGACATTTCAATGGTTAAAAAGAAAAAAACACAGGGGCGCATCGGATTCGCAGCGAAACAATTTTGGCATGCGTTTCGCGGATACGACGCGATCAAGAATACTCGCCACCGGGCCAACCGTGGCACCAGCGCGATCCGCAGCGAGGAGGTCGAGCTGTCGAATTACGACCGCGACCATTTGATTTCAGCCTGCCTGGAGTTCAGGCGTAACAATCCAGTGGTGGCGTCTATGTCGAGATTGCGCAAGGCCGACGTCATCGGGCGGGGCATCATACCGCAGCCGACGACCGGCGATGAGTCGACCGATCAGCAGATCGAAGATAAGTGGGCCGAGTTTTCGAGCGATCCGGATGTGTCCGGTCAAATGGACATGCGTGAGATCCAGCAGCAAATGGTCGACTCGCTCTTATTTTACGGCGATTGCGGAATCAAGGTCACAGATCGCAAGGTGCAATTCATCGATGGCAGCCGCATCAACAACCCGAGCGGGCAGCACACGGGGAGCGAATCGGCGCGATTCCAGAATGGCGTCGAGATCAGCGAGACAGGCAGGCCGATCAGCTACACAATCGGCGACCGGATCAACGGCGTGGTCAAAGATTACGAGACGGTGCCCGCTCGCGATTTCATCCCATTTTTCCGCAGGATGCGGCCGGTGCAATACCGGGGCATCCCGGAGCTGGCGCCGATCCTGAACACGTTGCAAGATTGCGACGAATACGATCGGGTCGAGATGATCGCAGCCAAAGTGAGCGCATCATTATCGGTGGCCGTAAAGCGCGAAAATTCTTACGAGTTCGAGTTGCAGAACCGCATGGACGCGAGCGATCAGGATGACGGGGGCAACCTGGAGCAGTTCGAGCCGGGGCGTTTTCATTACATGGAGCCAGGCGAGGACATAAGCGTGATCGGCAGCAACGGGCGCCCGAATGTCGACGGCATCCAGTGGGTGAGCTACCTACTGCGCAAAATCGGCAGCGCCGTCGGGATTCCATTGGAGTTTTTACTCATGGAGATCGGCGGCAGCTCATTCTCCGCATCGCAGGGCGTGGTGCTGCAATACCAGCAGACAATCGAGAGTTACCAGAGCGACGTCATCCGGGTGATGAATCGTCTCTATCGCAGGTGGCTGGCGCAGGTGGTCGAGGAGGGCGAGATTGATTTGAGTCAATCAGTCACACCGTTCAGCGTGAGATGGCAGCGGCCGGCATTTCGGTGGATCAATCGGGCCGCACAGGTCAAGGCTGACATGGAGTATTTCAGGGCGGGGGCAATGTCGTTGGACGACATCACCGCACCATTTGGTTACACAGCCGAGGACGTGCTGCGCCGAAAGGCTCAGAACATCCGCAAGGCGCAGCAGATCGCCGAGGCCAACGGGCTGGACTGGAAGGAGCTGATCAATCCGTTCCAGACCAGCGTGAGCGGCAACTACACAGAAGTGATTGAAGGAGATCCAGCTTAATGCCATTACCTGAGCCAGAGCCAACCGAGGAGCGCAACGAGTTTTTACAGCGTTGCATGATCGACGAGACATCCGTCGCGGATTTTGAAGATGAAAAGCAGCGATACGCGGTTTGCGTGCAGCAATGGGAGCAGGCCACCGATTTTAGCAAGATGTCGCTCAACGACCAAGTGAGCGAGCGAGTCGAGAAATCACTGGAGACGAAACTCGAGGATCACCGCGAGAAGGTCGGCGACGACAAGCGCAAGCAGACGACGCTGCGAAAGTTGAAGATCGTTTACAATCGAGGAGTCGGCGCATACAAGACCAACCCATCGAGCGTGCGGCCAAGCGTCTCATCTCCAGAGCAGTGGGCGCAGGCTCGAGT